TTACCTTTTTTTGTTGACCTTTGGGGTGAGACGGAAGGGGGAAAGACTGTATCGCTTATGCTTGCAGCATCCGTTTGGGCCAACCCTGATGAAAGTCAATATATTGGAGATTTTAAGTCTACGGAAGTAGCACTAGAAGCAAAAGCGGATATGCTTAATCATTTACCAATGCTCTTAGATGATACGAGTAAAACATCTTCTCGTATAAGAGATAATTTTGAGGGTGTTGTGTATGACTTATGTTCTGGGAAGGGTAAGAGTCGTTCTAATAAAGATTTAGGTATCAACAGGGAAAATCACTGGCGAAATGTAATGATTGTAAATGGAGAACGTCCATTAAGTAGTTATGTTAGTCAAGGTGGTGCAATTAATAGAATCTTAGAGGTTGAATGTGGAGAAAGGGTTTATGTGGATCCACAACGAACAGCAGATATTGTAAAGAAAAATTATGGATTTGCAGGGAAAGAGTTTATAGAGATTACTCAAGAGTTAGGTATAAAAAAGATAAAACAGATTCAATCAGAATTTGCAAAACAGTTGTTTAATGATGAAAAAATGCAAAAGCAAAGCATATCACTTTCTATAGTCCTAACAGCCGATAGGATAGCTACAGAGCGCATCTTTAAAGATGATTGCTATATTTCTATGGATGATGCGAAAAAGGTCTTAATTGACCGAAATGAGCTGTCTGACAATGAAAGGTGCTATCGCTATCTACAAGATAAAGTGGCTATGAACGGACAGAGGTTTGATGCAGATACTCGTTGTGAGAAGTGGGGAGTGGTAGAAAACGGTTATGCAGCTATTTATAGTGCAGCGTTCGACCAAATATGCAAAGAAGGTGGCTTTTCAAAAAATTCTTTTCTGACATGGGCAGATAAAAAATGTCTTATACAAACTCAGAATGGAAAAAGAACAAAGGTTAAGAAGATTAATGGAACATCAGCAAGGTGCGTTTTTCTGAAATTGAATGACGATGAGAGTGAAGAAGGGTTTATAAAATTGGATGATTTTCAGGAAAAACTACCGTTTTCATAAAAAAAACAGGAAAAATAACACTTTTCAAAGCAAAGGTTACACGCAAGGTGTAACTTTGAAAGGCTTGCTATCAGAGGGTTTGAGGGGTGTTTTTGTAAAAGTTACACCGTTACACTTAAAAACACCCACCTATATAGGAGATAAAAATATGTGTGTTTTATATTTAGTTTTCTATATAGGAAAAGGGGGTGTAACCGGTGTAACTTTATGCGGGAGACGCTCTAAATGCGTCAACCACAAGGAATAAGAGGTAACACCTGAAAGTGTAACTAATGAGAAAAATGTGTAACTTAGTGTAACTTGAAGAAAGGGGAAAGTGCTATGGATGCAAGAGTAAAGATGATATATAACGACTGCTGGTCTATTTACAAGGAGTATTTGGGAACGCATGATATGAAAAAGTATAATGGGGATTGTATTGCATTAGTTAAAAAGCATGAATGTTGTGAAGAGGTAAAGGGGTTATTATTTTGGTTCGCTGGTATTGTAAATGAATTACATGAAAATGATAGGAGGGAGCATAAGGAGAATCAATGAAAGAATACAACGAATACCTCAACCGTTACGTAAAAGACTACACAAACGGGGATACAGCCATAGCAGGCAAACATGCAATCGTAAGAAGTGTAAAAGAATACATTGAACATGTACATGGAGAAGAAGTAATGGAGAAGAGCGAAAGGGAAGAAGTTGGACAAACAAATACTGATTGAATATGCAGATATGAAGGAAGAAATTAAAGACTTAAGGCGTAGAATCCGAGAGGATGAAAAGAAGTTAGAAAAACTTAATCACTTAGTTGTTGTTGATTCCGTGACGTGTGGCAAGAAAGGGAAAAAACCAATTAGGACGATTAAAGTAGAGGGGAGACCCACAATGGATATTAGTAGGATACAAAAGACATTGGCAAAGAAAAGGAATCAAATGGATACATTTGAGCTTGAGCTATTGGAGTTACAGATACGAGCGGAAGAATTTATTGAAACTATGCAAAAAAGTGAGCTACGAATGATGTTTCGCTTTTACTTTCTTGACGGATTATCTTATCCAAAAGTGGCAAAGAGAATGAATGCTTCGAATCCAGATAAGGACATTGCGTATACAGATGAAAACGTGAAGAAAAGAATTCAAAGATTTTTTAAAAATGTCCCCCAATGTCCCGATTAAAAATGTTATAGTGTATAAAAGCGAAAGCTAACAAACAATAAAATGATACAGGATTAGAATTCCTTTCAAAAAAACTTAACGAGAAACACCTTGCAGATATAGGGTGTTTTTTGTATACACTTATTAAAATTAAAAAAACTTCTTTTAAAGCATTGACATTACGTAACGATACGTATATAATATGAAATATAAAGGAGGTGGACAATGAAAACAAGGGAACTGGAAAGGCTACTCAAAAAGCAGGGGTGCTATTTAACAAAGCATGGAAAGAAGCATGATGAATGGTACAGCGAAAAGACGAGAAAGAAATTCAGAATGCCAAGGCATCCAAGCCAAGAGGTAGCGACAGGAACGGTGGAGAAAATTATGAAAGATGCAGGGCTTAAATAGCTCTGGCGCACCACCAGTGTTTTCATTTGCATATATAGAAAGGAGAAACGGCATGAATAAGTATGTATATCCAGCAGTATTTACAAAAGAGAATGAATGGTATCTTGTGAATTTTCCTGATTTAGAAGCTTGCTATACGCAAGGTGAAGATTTAGAAGACGCCATAAGCATGGCAGAAGATGTTTTAGCATTAACATTGTACGATTACGAGCAAGAAAAAAAAGAAATACCAGTGCCATCAAGTGCAGAAGCGTTAAAAATAGAACAAGGTGAATTTGTAAACTTTGTTCGCTGTGACACAATGGAGTATAGAAAGATGTATAATAATAAGGCAGTCAAAAAAACATTGTCTATACCAGAGTGGTTAAATGAAGAAGCGATAGCTTTAGGCGTGAATTTTTCAGGCATCTTACAAGAGGCATTGATGAAAAAAATTGCACGAAAGTAAATCAAACAAATACTAAACAAGGACATTCGAGAAATCGAGTGTCTTTTTGTATACCCAAAACAAGGGAGAAACAATGGCAACATATAAAAACCACGAGGGTTACGTAGATAGTACTGCATACTTAGCAGAGTTAAACGCAGAGAAGGCGGAGCGAAAGAAACGCAGGAGGAAATACAAGAAATGCAAGAAATGCAAGAAATGCAAGAAATACAAAGAGAAGAAGATTTCGGGTAGTTATACGTTAGGAGAACTATATGCATTCAGGTTATGTGTAAGACAATTAGGGCTACAAATCAGATAAAGCAAAGAGGGGTGGTGATATTGAATGAAATGCAAAAGAGGTTTGCTGATTATTATTTGGAAACAGGAAACGCTACAGAGTCTGCAAAGAGGGCGGGATATTCAAAGAAAACTGCAAGGAGTCAAGGCCAACGCCTGTTGACAAATGTTGACATTAAAAACTACATAGAAGAACGCGCCACAAAGTTAGATAAAAAGCGTATCGCTGACGTTAAAGAAGTAATGCAGTTTTATTCAGATGTTATGCGTGGAGAGGTGAAAGAGCGATTTGATGTAGATGCTGCATTAGGAGACAGAATAAGTGCTGGGAAAGAAATTATGAAGCGATTCCAAGTGATTGAAAAGACAAATGCAGAGTTAGAATTAGAGTTGCAGAAAGCAAAGCTAGACCTGTTAAAGGCACAAACATTGAAAATTACAGGAGATGATGAAAGTGAAATAGAAGATGACGGATTCCTAGAGGCGTTAAGGGGTTCAGCAGCAGAGGATTGGGAAGATGAAGAAGATTAGACAGTTTTTTAAATTCAAACCATTTTCAAAAAAGCAACGCAAGGTTCTGAATTGGTGGACAGATGCATCACCAGCAAAGAGTAAAGATGGCATCATAGCAGATGGAGCTATTCGTTCGGGAAAAACTTTGTGCATGTCGCTATCGTATGCAATATGGGCGATGACTTCTTTTAATGGACAGAGTTTTGGTATGTGTGGAAAGACAATAGGCTCTTTTCGGCGAAACGTATTGTTCTGGTTAAAGCTAATGCTAAAAAGCAGAGGATACAGAGTTAAAGACCACAGAGCCGACAATTTAGTTGTTATAACTAGGGGAGAAATAGAAAATTACTTTTACATATTTGGTGGAAAAGATGAACGGTCACAGGACTTGATACAAGGTATCACGCTTGCAGGCTGTTTTTTTGATGAAGTGGCACTAATGCCAGAAAGTTTTGTAAATCAAGCAACAGCTAGATGTTCTGTGGAAAATAGCAAATATTGGTTTAACTGTAATCCGAATGGACCCTACCACTGGTTTAAAACAGAGTGGATAGACAAATGTAAAGAAAAGAATCTTCTCCATCTCCATTTTACGATGGACGACAACCTATCTCTTTCGGAAAAGATTAAAGAGCGATACCGCAATCGGTACACAGGAGTGTTTTATAAGCGATATATCTTAGGGTTATGGGCCATGGCAGAGGGCATCATATACGACATGTTCGATACTGACAAGCACGTCCAGAGCATCTTACAATTTGTCTCATTACTACTACCTACTAATCGATATGTAAGTTGTGATTACGGTACGCAGAATGCTACGGTGTTTCTGCTGTGGAATAAGGGTATAGATAGTAAATGGTATTGCATACGAGAATATTATTATTCCGGTAGGGATAAAGAAAAACAGAAGACGGATAGCGAATATGCAGATGACTTAAAGAAGTGGCTAGAGGGAACGAAGATAAAAGCAATTATTGTTGACCCGTCAGCCGCTTCTTTTATTGCCGAATTGAGAAAGAGAAGGTATAAAGTATTGAAAGCAAATAATGATGTAATAGATGGGATACGTTTGGTTGGTACGAAATTGAACACAGAGAAAATAATTTTTAGTGATTCATGTAGAGAAACAATTAAGGAGTTCGCTTCTTATATCTGGGACGAAAAGGCGATAGAACGTGGTGAGGATAAACCAATAAAACAACATGACCATTGCTTGGATGCAGTGCGGTATTTCTGTTCTACGATACTTGGAAATAAAACTGCAAAGATTAGAGATAAATCAAGAACCGTATTAGAGGGGAGATAGATAATGCAAACATTCACAATGCCAGCAAATGAATTTGACGAAAGAAATATCAATAAAAAGATAATCAAGATTCTAATCGATAAACACATAAAAGAGTCAGGACGTTTTAAGGAATTAGAAGATTACTATGAGGGTAAACACAAGATTAAAGAGGATACTAGCAGGGAAAATAAGCTAGTCTGCAATCATGCAAAAGATATTGCAGATACTGCAAGCGCATATTTCATTGGTAGTCCGATAGCATATAACAGTAGTGAGGATCTGACAGAATTAATCGAGGCTTTCGAGGTTGCTGGAACGGATGAAGTGGATGGAGATAATGGTTTAGATTTAGCGATTTATGGGCGAGCCTATGAGTATATCTATACAAAGAAAGATGAAACAGATTTGATAACCAAAAATTTATCTCCTAAAAATACGTTTATAGTATATGATAATACGATTGAACAAAATGAGTTGTTTGCAGTTTACTACTTTGCGTCAGAAGATTCCACAAGGCAGACGAGAACAAAGTATATAGCCACTATTCTAACAGAACATTACAAATGGGTAGTTGATATACAGGATACGAATGAAACACAGTTGACAACCGAAATGCCAGAAGAGCATTACAAGGGAGAAATACCAATCATCGAAATGTTGAATAATAAGTTAGCCATAGGTGATTACGAACTACAAATACCATTGATAGATGCGTATAATGCATTGATGTCTGATAGGATAACAGATAAAGAGCAGTTTATTGACGCAATCCTTGCACTATATGGCACACTTCTTTCGGATGAAGATGATGAGATTGATGAGGGTGGGCAAGGTGACGGCAAAGGAAGTGAGGGCGCTTACAAACAATTAGGCAAAAAGAAAGTCATAGAACTACCAGACGGGTCGAAAGCAGAATACTTAACCCGAACATTTGATGAAACAGGAATAGAGATACTCAAAAAAGCCATAGAACAAGATATACATAAGTTCAGCCATATTCCATGTCTATCCGATGAATCTTTTGGAGGAAATATATCGGGCGTGGCAATGGAGTTTAAGTTACTAGGTATGGAGAATATCACCAAGATTAAAACGAGGTACTACAAAAAAGGACTCAAAAAAAGAATGCGAATCTTTATTAATTGGCTAAATACAAAATCGCATATAAGTTTAGATGTAAATGGAATTGCACCAACATTTACAAGAGCATTGCCGAAGAACCTACTAGAGATTAGTCAATATGTATCTAACCTTTGGGGTAAGGTGAGCAAGAAAACATTACTATCACAAATACCTTTTGTAGATGATATAGAGGCTGAACTTGAAGAAACCAATGCGGAGGCAGAGGAAAATATCCAAAGACAAAGAGCTATGTTTGGGAATGAGCCAAACATACTTCCAAACAACCTAAAGGACAATGATGATGCGTAGTGAGCAGTACTGGGAAAAGCGACAAGCGTTAGATATGTTCCAGTATATGGAAGGTGCAGAAAATGCAGCAGATCAAATTGCTAAGATTTACATTCGTGCATCTAGGTACCTATCGTATGAGAGTATGGATATATTTGAGAAGTATCAAACCAAGCATAACTTGTCTAGTGCAGAGGCGAGAAGATTATTAAATACATTACAAGATAAAGCATCTATTGATGAAATGCTAGAAAAGTTGCGTATGGTTTCAGATAACAAGGAAAGGAAAGAACTATTATCTAAGTTAGAAGCACCAGCATATCAAGCACGCATGGAACGCTTGCGAGCATTACAAAACCAACTGGACGCAATGATGCGTTCAGTGTACAAGCAAGAGCTGGAAACAAGCACACGGTTCTACACAGACCTCGCAGATGAATCTTATTACAGGAATATATATAATCTTCAGCAACGTGCAAATGTAGCCTTTTCATTTGACTTCTTAAACCAGGAACAAATAGATAAGGTGCTGCACTCTAAGTGGAGTGGTGAAAACTATTCACCTCGAATATGGAAGAATACAACAGCATTAGCAAATAGTGTCAAAGAGGAACTCCTATTTAATCTAATGACAGGAAGAACCAACCGAGAAGCAGCACAGGTGATTGAAGAAAAGTTCGCAAGTGGCGCAAGTGCTGCAAGACGTTTAGTGCGTACAGAGTCAAATTTTCTAGCTACAGAGATGAATCTTAGAGCGTACAAAGCAACAGGAATAGAGCGGTATAAGTTTTTAGCCACGCTAGACCTACTGACATCGAAAATATGCCAATCTCTTGACGGCATGACATTTCTGATAGAAGATGCAAAACACAGGCTCAACTGTCCACCTATGCACCCTTGGTGTCGCTCAACGATTGTTGCAGTAACAAAGTTCTCGGACAAAGGAACACGCTTTGCAAGAGACCCAGTGACAGGCAGAGGTATAAAAGTACCAGTGGGTATGCATTATAATGAGTGGTATAAAAAGTTTGTTTTGGATAATCCAGAGTATCAAGAAAAGATTAAGCGGGAAAAATTTGATAGTAAACATGGAACGAGCAATAAAGAAGAGTTGCTACCTAAGAGAAAAAAGGCAATAATTCCAGATGAAAAATTGACAAATTACATTCTAAATAAAGAGCACGAAACTGGCGGAGATAAAGCGATTGCGTTTGAAAAATATTTAGGTTATAATAAAGACAATAAGGAATTGCTCGTAAAGGAGATACGTTCTGGATTAGAAAAATACAAGACATTGCCGAGAAAAGAAACAATACATGGACAGCCATTTGGTGTAAATATGAGATTGCGTGGGGCGAATGGACAATATGCAGAAGTCAAAACGGGGTGGCAGATTGATAAAGGGAAAGAAAACCCAAGACTGGTGACAGCGTACATCTCGGAGAAAGGAAAGGCGAAATGAAAGTAAAAGAACTTGATGTTGTGTTGATAAAAGATGGAAGAGTGGCAACAATATTAGATATTTATAGTGAGGGTAAAGCCTTTCTAGTCGAGATAGACGGAGAAAATGTACTAGACGAAGAAAAATTGATTTTTATTGAACTGGAAGAAATTGAAAAAATAACATACGTTGCATAGTACCACTGGTGATGAACTGGTGGTATTTTTGTGGATAAATTTAAGGAGAAGTATAATGCGAAGAATTGAATACAGGCGAGAAGTCATGTTGGGGTATGTTCCTAACCTCGCCGAAGTTTACCTGTGAGATGTGGCGAAATGCCATGTCTCTTTTTAGTGTCTACGGGTAGGGTAGAAAATAATTTGAAAAACCTCTTGACATTTGTGTTCCGAAAGTATATATTGTATTTATGGAACACGAAAGTGAGGTGAGGAAATGAGTCCACGAACTGGACGACCAATAATTGGTGAAAAAAAGGATATTGATGTAAAGGTGAGATTTGATAAAAAAACTCATGGAGACTTGTTGGAGTATTGTGATAAGCACGAAACAACAAGAACGGAAGCGATTAGAAAAGGCGTGAAGTTATTAATATCCGAAGATAAAAAATAGAAGTTCGCTCCCTACCAGAGAAAAGAACTCCTATCAACAGATACCCATCAACCAACAGGAATCTTAACTCATTATACGAGATTCCGACCAAAAAGACAAGTGAGGAATTTTACAATGGAAAATTTAAAAGTTTTTAACAATGAGGAATTTGGACAAGTAAGAATAATAGAAATGAATAACGAGATTTACTTTGTGGGAAAAGATGTAGCAGAGGCATTGGGATATCAAGAGCCAAGAAGTGCTGTATCAAAGAAAGTAGATGAAGTGGATAGAGGTGTTGCCAAAATGGACACACCTAGCGGAATACAGGAAATGAGCGTAATCAACGAAAGTGGATTATATTCTCTAATTCTAGGAAGTAAATTAGAATCAGCAAAGAAATTCAAACGTTGGGTAACGAGTGAGGTTTTGCCATCAATACGTAAGACAGGAAACTATTCAGAATTATCAACTGAACTTCAAGCAGTAATAGTAGTAGATAAGCGAGTAACAAATGTAGAAAATCGTATTGGAAAGCTAGAAAACAATATGACGGTTGACCATGAGCAAGCGCAAACTATCAAGCATAGAGTTAATAAAGTGATTGTTGAATTACTTGGAGGGAAAGAGTCTAATGCATATAAAAATTCAAGCCTAAGAGGGAAAGCGTATAGCAAATTCAATAGAGATTATTGCGATTTCTTTAGGATTAATGCAAGAGCCAATACATTAGCATCTAAAATTGATGAGGCGTTACGTTATATTGATATGTGGCAACCAGATACAAATTTAAGAATTAAGATACAAGACTGCAACGCTCAAATGAACATGGAGGTGGCTTAGTATGGATAAAACAATAAGATATGTTGACTTGGACAGTGAAATAGTAGCTATAGAGTTATCACTAGAAAGAGGGCAACTAGCTTGTCAAAACCTCATGGAAGATTATCTACAGACAACATTAAAAGGATATCTTGAGTATGCACAGAGCAAAGGAGTGACTCAATGCGATATTGTATATGATTACCTTGTAAAGGCTTATAAGCAGCTGGAAGAATTGAAGAAACGATTTGAGGAATTAACGAAAAACCCTGAAAATCTAGGGGGGGGGGTACTGAAAACCCTAGTAAATAGAGTACTTAGAGCACCTGCAAATGTGGGTGTTCTTTTTATGGATTAAAATAATGCGAGAGGAGGTGAAACCGTGAAAGTAAAGGTACTTAAGAGATACAGTGACAAAAACCTAAGAGAACTAAGAGAAGATGGTGAGACTTACGAATACGAAAGTAAAGAGCGTGTGGAGGAGTTAGTCGAAGGTGGCTATGTAGAAATTGTAAAAAGCGAAGAACCAAAGAAACCAAAAGATAAGTAGAACAAAACGGGCACCCCAAGTTGGGTGTTATTTTTATGCTCCGAAACGAGGA